AAGTTATCCCATGCATCGCCTTCATGATCGAAAGTGTCGCTCATAGTAGCTCCTTTAGCTCGTTGATATCAATGTCTATGTTGTAGTATATGCAAAACTTCACAAATACTTCTAGACGTGGTTTCTGAACTTTACTGTCCCGCCACCTGTAAAAGGTAGCAGAACTAATATTTACTCCTTCTATCACGTCCGACATGACATCCTCCCTAAGTTTCATTTGTATGATTTCTCGGGCCTGATCGTAGTCCATGTCTATTTCCTTATTTGAGATCATCTAGGTATGCACGCACATCAATGCAAATTTGCTTAGCAATTGCAGACATGCTTGCATTTGGTTTCCTTTCTACCACATTCAAGATGATACTAATCAGGTTGTGTTTCAGGCTTTCTACTTTCTCACCTTGCTGCTTTTTACAGAGTTTATAGACTTTATAGTAGGCGTTCAAATGCCCATTATAATAGCCCTCGTCATTGCGTGTTAAGAAAGCATCTTCAGGCAGCTTAAAATTTGCTGCAATCATGCTTTCGAACTCTTCGCGACGCTGATTACTTACCCTACGGCGTTCTTCCATTCTCTTTCTCCTGGTTTGGCGGAGAGCAGTTTATCCACTCTCTTAACGCCATTTCTTTATACGACTCTTTTAATCTGAAGCTCATTTTAAATTTCCTTGACTAATGTGATTAACCATTTCTTTGTATTGGCATTTAAGTACCATGCTCTCGTAGTACGAAAAATTGTCAATAATCACTGCAGTTATAGGTGCATAGGTGCCGACTTTCAATAGCTTATGTGTAGGTTCTACAGGCATTATTTCGAATTGATTGGATGCCTGTATGAAATTTTCTAAACGATCTAAGACATCAAAGCCTTTGTCGACACTATAAATACCACCGCGTTGTTCTAATTCGCCTACTACTACGCGCAAGTCTTCTATTAACTCTGACATATTCATAAAGTTGCCTCTTAGTTGTAATGAGGGTAGCAACCGCCGGCTACTAAGTCTGAGACAAACTTCTCAAATTCATTCTCATCTACCCTTCTAGCAAGCCAATCTGCAGGGTACCCTTTACTGTCTGTAATAACGTATTCTATTTCTTCAGGCTCAGGAGCATCACAATCACCTGGTCCCGCCCCTCTGAATGTGTGTTGTTTCCAGGGTTGTGAAGAGACATAACTAAGAATGTGAACACCTGCAGGTATTCCTAATATGCTTACACTGAAATCTACATTGAACTTCTCAATAGGGGGTTTGCCATCTAAATGACGTTTTAAGGCTAAGTAAGCACCCCTATATTTTCCTAAATACTTACCTCTTTGTGGATCTTGTCGAGCATTCGCGTCTTGCAGCTCTTTTAGAAGCTCCGCTTTTTTTAGGCGAAGTCTATTAAGAGTACTTGAGGGATCGTTACTTGTCTTGATCATTTGTTACTGCCTTGTTTGATGGGAAGTTTACTTTCCGCCATTCGTTGTCGCCAGTGATCGCGGACTTTGCTCTTTGTGCTATCCATTTAGAACGCACTGTGGGATTCCTTGCTTGCTCTGCCGTATTGGCGATATGAGTAAGAGCGTCCTCGAGTTCATCCAACATTACAAGTAAGCGTGCAATATCAGGGAGATTTGCCGCCCGCTGTTTTAATATTGACATCAAGATCTCCAAACTAATTTTATAGATTAAACACCTTTTCTGGCATGTCGCTAAGGAATGTGTGATTACAATCTACTTCTTCATCAAGATACTCGTCTAGAGCTATAGGGAGTCTTCCTGCTTCTGCTAATTTATTTATTATGCTCTGACACTCTTGATACATTGATTCTACACTGCTATTGCCTAGTGCTAGTTCTTCACGGCACCATTGCCACAATTCCACCATGTCTGCCGCTTTCAACCAATCTTGCTCACTATCGCTGAGACCAATTAACGGATGCATCTGTGCAAAAATTTTCTTTTCAAAAGCATATATCTCATCCTTGATTCCTGGAGAAATCTTTTTTACAGGTGTAGGAAGGTCTCCTGTCCAGCGCTCCGGTACATCATGCAACACTACCGCCTTCATGAGTTGTGCAGAAGGTCTTGGATGAAACGTCATAATAATGCCCAACATATTGAAACTGTGTTGAGCTACATTATACTCTCTGCATAGGTATTTTGTGTGACAGCGCTTTACAAAACCGCCTTCTCGAATTGCTTTAATACGATCGCTTTTAGATAGCATCTTTGCCCCTGCCTTGTATTGTTGAATTCTCCCAAAGAGTTATTGTGACAGTGCTCCTTTTGGACGGCGTAGAGTGGATCACGCCTGAGACTGGTTTAGCATGTTTGCAATGAGAGACAATATTCATAGACTCGATAGTCATTCTGTTTTCTCTTACTGCAGTAAGAACTTTTTCTAACTGCTCTAGGTTTGACATATTTTCTCCTATATCATATAAGATACTATTCCTGCCGCACGCCATTTAGTGTCTTACTTCTTTTTGATTTTAAAGCCCTTCCGAAGAAGGGCCATACATTACAAGTCTCGCTTTTTCCACTCAGACAGCTCTTGCATTTGTCGTGCTAGCTTTCCTGCATCGTGTACAGCGTCTCTTTTATTTAATTCGCTTTCGATTTCTTCTGAATGCTTTGGGAAGGTTCGTGCCATTGCTTGACGATGAAGGTCTGCATTTACATCCCACCAGAGTTGCTTAGATAAGAAAGCTGTAGGGTCGTCTTCTTCGGGACGTGGCTGATCTACAACCATCTTAGTATACACCCGTATGGCTTCTAAAACAGCTATTTGAGCTGTCCCTCCGAAGTCACTGAACTCCATTAAATCTCTTACAAACTGCGTATTACTTTTCGGTTGCATTCAAGACTCCTTGGGTTGCTTTCTTGGCTCTAGTAGCGCTCTTTATGCTGTCACGCCCATGAGTCTGTATCTTTCTTTTTGATAGCAGCTAGCATTTCTAAGAGTTCGTTCTCAGTTAACCAAGTGCGTGTATCATCACCTTTTAATTCAACACAGTAATCTTTATTTATAAGCCATTCGTCACCTGCTTCTGTTGTTTTTAACATTCAAGACTCCTTGGACTGAGGTTTTGAATCTAATAAGACTGAGTCCATTGCCATGACGTCTAAAGCATCTAGACGAAGGTCTTTTTCAGTTGTCTCGATATAGATATGACCATCGGTACCTAAAGTCCACAGGTGACCAGAAGCTGTTTTATAGGTTTGCATCTTCGCACCTCAAAGTTCCTAACATGTCTTCTAGATTTTCTCTAGTCAGTCGGCATACCTGATTCTCAGGGTATATGTAAACTTGCTGAGACTCTTCAGATGTGCCCCAAACATCGCCTGAGAAAATTTCTTGGTATGTGTCCTCTTCGTATGTATCTTCTTTATTTGTCATGCCATTGCCTTAATGCTTTCGTATGTATCAGTCTCAGATTTGTCGAACCGCATATCGTGAAATCTAGGTAAGAATAGTGAGAATGTTTCTTTGTTCTTGGCATTAATCAGCTCGTTGAATGTTACTTCCATGAGCCTGTCCTGATAAACAGTTCCCCAGTTGTCCCAAATATCTTGTCGCAGTTCGTCTGAGAAGCCTGAAACGTCTACAAGCACAATACCATCATCTGTAGCGCATTTGACAGCACCGAATGTGCCGATGTTCTTCCCTTTCCCTGGTGTAAGAGCAAGCATTCTCAAGTCAGCTGTGTGCTCTGCTTTAAGTTTTACTTCATGCTTAGAAGTGCCTTTCTTCCAAATACCTTCAGGGTGTTTGAAGATTGTACCTTCACCGCCTGCTTCTATCACTTCCTCTGCATGCGCTTTCGCTTCTTCATACGAGAACACTAGATGCGATTCAACAAAACTGATAGCGAACAAGCCTAAGAAGGCGAGTTCTGCTTGTAATTTAAGTTTACGCTCGGACTGCTTGACTCTATACACCCCATCTGCAACACTGTCTAGTGGAATCGAGTCCCATACAGTGTAGCAGATAGAGCAATCACCAGGTATTTCATTTTTCCCTTGAAGCAGCTTATTGATCAAGCCGTTACCAACTTTGCGTTTCATTACTTGTCCATTACGCATGATACAAAGCTCGCCTGAATAGCGAGTGTTTTTAGGCAATAGATTGATTTCACGGTTGATATACTCCCAAGCAGAGCCTTCCATTTCAAAAGTGAAACCTTTACGAGTAGTCAGTTTTGGGGACATGCTGCTTGATACTGTCAGATTCGCAAACACACCGTCCATCTTGACTTGACTGTCGATTCCTTTACTCCACGGCCATTCATTTAGCTTTACATGTTTTGGGAGAGAGCAACGCATATACGGAAATTCAGGAATAATTCCTTTACTAATTTCAGATTTCTTTGCAGCCTTGTTTACTGTTGCAATTCCAAAACCAGCACGAAGGTCTTTAGTGATTATTCTTTTTAAAAGCTCTTGCGAATCCGCTGTAAGCCGCTCCATTTCGAACTGCACGGCGTCATGTGCCGCATGGCCTGTCAGCTGCCGCTCCGAGAGGGCTTCTAAGACGTTCCAGATAATATGGTCGAAATGCCCATCACCAACGGGTGCGGAGGGGACTTGAAGCATGCCGTAGGACACCAGAGGGTGCAACGAAAGTTCAACTACGCGCCTGAACTCGCTGTCCTGGAGAAATTCCGACAGGTACATTTGCTTTTGTGTCGTGGAGCCATCGTACGCAATAAATTCAATTGCTTCAAAGATTTCATCAGAGTTATCAAACAACTTCATTATTAGTCCTCTTTGACTGGCCTTTACGGCCTTTGATTAAGAGGGACTCTTGCCCCTCTTCAAGTTCCCATTTAAACTCATGCAAGCAATCAACACACATTTTACTATCAGTAGAAGACAGCTTAATAAGTGCTTCACTTTTACAGTTAGGACATCTCTTAGAGGATGTCGACTGCTTGCACACTGGCCCCTTTAGCATTGCCACTAAGTTTTGTAAAAGCTTCTTCATTTGATTCCTTGCTTGTTTTGTTTTGAGCTTCTTCTATCATCTCATCAAGTGCTTGCATTCTGCCTGTATCTGGGAAGTATCTTATACCAGCCACTCGACCTGTTAGGCCGATTGTTCTGGCTTTGAGCACTGCCATCTTGATTGAGTTTCTTTCTACTTCTGATTCAGCGGTCATGTCTCTTGCGAAGGCTACAATATCAAAAGATATCTGCTTAATTGACCCGGATCCTTTTATATCATCTAACGATGGCAACCTGCCTTCCTCAAAAGCTTTCTTATCGCTTGGTGTCTTTCTAAGATGTGATACCAAACCTATCCAAACGTCTGGGTACTTTTTAACAAGTCTTAGCAAGTCATTCATAATTTTATCTTGGGCTTCATTGCCTTGAAGGCTTCCCGCGCCTTCTGATACCAGTATCGTGATATGGTCGATAAAAATTTTCTTACAGCCTACAAGACACATATATTCTAGTCGATCTAGTACACTGTCGTCACTGGCCGAGCCTTGATGATCAAACACTTCAATTCTGTCGCCTTCAAAAACTTTATCAAAACCTACTTTCAGTTCTTCTAGTGGGATTTCTTCGTTAGCTGGATTACGCTTGAGGTACATGCTAGCAAGCATTCTGCCTGTTTCTCCAGGCGCTTCTTCAAGGCTTACTATGCCAACTTTTTCGGTGGATGTTCCTAGAACGTGTAAAATTATCTCTCTGATAATCGAGCTCTTGCCGCTCCCTGTCCCAGAGATAAAAAGAGTGATCTCTCCTCCTCTCATTCCTTTAATTTTACTATTTAAGCCATCTAGGCAAGGAGGGAATGGGATAGAAATTACTTTACTGGCAGATACAATTGAATCCCAGATTGCCTTGCTTTTAATAATGCCAGTAGGGACGTAGGTGGTGGAGTCAAAGATACATATCATTAACTCTTTTCCACCGAGCTCTACTAGTACATCGTTAGCATCATTCTTAGGCAGCTTTGCAAGACGCACTTTATCGTAGCCAACAATCTTTGCTGCTATTTTTTGAGCCTTGTGGCCTGCTTCATCTTCATCAAAACATATCACTACTTCTTTGAAGGAGCGTATCCATGTGCGGTGCTTTATTAACTTATCTGCCATTGCAGAGGACGAAATGCCAATTACAGGATAAAATTTATTATACTTCAAATAGGACGCTGTAGCAACAGCTAAAGTATCACATTCGCCCTCGCATATAATAAGGCGCTTGCCACCGCCGCTAAACAGCTCTTGACCAAACAGTTGATCTGAACCCGAAGGCGTCCAAGAAAATTCTTTAGGCAGCTTCCTTATTTTGTACTTTTCACTGTTTTCATAGGGGTAGTAATGATGATCAATGTTACCATCAGCGTTATAAGAAACTTTGACACCGTACTTTTCACAGACTATCTTGATTATTGCTCTTGCTTCAAAGCCTCTGGTTGCGTATGTTGCAATCTCAGCTGGAGATATCTTCTTGACCCTGAGCGTTGAAGGGCTGCTAGACACCCTTTCTGCTTCTTTCTTTGCAGGAAAATAACGTTCGCAAGAATAGCATTTTGATCCTCCGTCTTCATATATTTGTCTAGCATCTGAAGAAGAGCAAACAAGGCAAGCCTGATCTTTTTTAACGATCTTGCCCATAACTACCTCAGAAGGTTAGCAAACACACTTAGCATGAAGGCAATTAGCGCTAGCTTTATATTCTCAACGCCTTGGTTTGCAGTTAATTCGAAATACTCTAAAGTCAGCATTGTGCCTGAGTACATGAAGGCAACTAAGCTGGTCAGTGAAAGTAATACAAAACATACCTTTTTAAACATCTACGTTCTCCTTGTTCAGAATTGAGGCAAGTCTGTCTTTATGTCTTTGAGTAATCATCTCTTTTACATTCCAAGAGACTCTCTCAATTTGACGATTGTACCATCTGCTTGTAGTTGGTGCCTCTACTAAGCAAAGAGACCATGTTTCTGAATAGCTTACAGTCCCTCTGGTTTTATACTGTTCTAGACAATAAAAGTCAAAACCCTCTTTAGAAGATTCTTCAATCAAGAGATTAATAATATTAGAGGACGACGTATATTTGCGCCAATTTGTTTCAATGCCTTTGCTTGTCCTGTAGTATTTCTTGCCTATATAAAATTTATCAAGAACTTTATCGTGTATTAAATAAGTAAATCCAGCGCCTTTTCCCATTTGTTCCGGAAACTGCCAATGGCCATTATTAAATTTGGCTTTGCTGGATTTAAAGCCTTCTGGTGCACTTATTTTAAAAGACATACCCTTCTCGCTCTTTTTCAAGAGCTTCTATCGCTTCTACCAAGACGTCACCATGGCAGGGTTTTGGTGAGCAGTAACAGCCCAGACGCAACCCTCGGAGTCTTATTAAATCGCGGTTAGTGATAAAGCCCTCTTCTCTTAGCTTTTCAAACCGTTCTTTGTATTTACGTATGACTTCATTTCGGTCACCATCTTTTCCTATAATGAACGGGTTGCCCCATTTACTACCACGCCCTATGTAAATATCTTGAGGTTGGTAGTGTCTATTAACTACGCGTGTTGTCATATTGAATAGTACCGTCATAACAAGTCTTGCACAATTGGCCAATCTCTGACAATGAAGTGGTCATTCCAACTCCTTTGAATGTGAATCATTTTACCGTTAGACAGCAGGTAAGACAGCCAGTCATCTTCAAACTTTTCAATGTACATCGCTACTACAACTTCTTGGCAGTCTTCTTCTGTTATCAGGCCTTCTATGAAATCAGCAGCTTTTTTTGGACCAATCCCAGGGAGTCCTGGAATATGATCAGTGGGGTCTCCTGACAGAAGTTGACCATAATAGTTTTGCATAGCTGCTTGGGCGGTGATTGTCTGAAATTCTTTCTTCTTAGGATTATAATGATTGCCTTCAATGCAGTAAAGATCTTTATCGATTGAAATAATGACATATGAGACGTCGTAGGCTCTGCACTCTTCTGCCCACATCCTGATCAGGTCAT